CCGGTAAGTGGTCTCGCATCACTGCGTTCCAAAATCTGTTCACTAGCTTGAGATCTGCCAGCGGCAGTAAACTTAGCTACTATATCAGATATGGTATGCGATTGAGCAAGGATGGTTTCTTTTCCGTACTCTTGCATTGCAATACGCTCTGCTGCATCTGGTCTGTAAGTATTATCCGGGTTGAATAACGTTCCATGCAATTCGGCAGTCATTATGTTTCGTATCCTCTGTGTCTGAACCTCTCCTATATCAGGATTATTGGTTTTCAACTGAGCGATAGACGCCTCCACAGACTGATCAAAGTTTTGCTTTGACAGATCGGCAGTGCGCTGCTGATTCGCGATGTTATTGTTATAGGTCAACTTATCGGTGTCGTACCTAGTATTGGCCATCATTCGCAGGGCCTTATATTGTTGTTCGTCCATTTCCTTGAACTCGTCCTTATTGTATTTCGTATCACTGTAATGATTTATCAAATCCTGTTCTGGATAATCATTAAAACCCTTCTCAAAATTCAATACCCCACGCTGGGCAATATCTCCAATGAGTGTGTTGTAATCCCTATTATTTAAGGCCGCATCAAGTATCATAGACACTTCTGTTGGTAATGCTTTCAAAGAACGTTCATAATTATCAAGTGTCGCTTTTGTAGCTGAAGCATTAGATAACTCAGCCTTCAATTTATCGTACTCCTTTATAAAACCCTGAAGATCATTAACATCTTTAAGTTCTATATTAAAAGCATTCGCGAAACTCTTCACATCTTCAAATGAACTGAGGACTACTTCCTCCGTCCCGTCCTTCGGCTTGGCTCCATATACCTTCTTGCCGAATGGTGTTTCAACAATTATTGGCTCCATCCCAACCTCTGGTTGCGCCGGTTTTGCCGGATCAGCAGCGGGTTGTGCTGGACCACCAACTCTTGGTGCTATCTTTGTTGGCTCTTTGGGGGCCTTCTCAGGCTCTACTGCCGGGGCCGCTTGTTGCGCCTCTGGTTTAGGTTCTCCCTTATTGCCAGCAATTTCATTAAGTTTTTCTGCTGAGACTAGCCCAGCTGCTGCGCCTAAAGCGCCCGTTCCACTACTTTCTTTTGGTTCTGCCATCGTTTTTTATTTTTTAATTAATTAAACACGTTTTAACAAAAGTAACTATAATTATAACAAGCACCAAAACAATTTAACGTTTCTGTGGCTGAGCCGCTTTCATACCCGAAGATATAATCTTTGTGGCACGATCTTTATCGGCATCAGAGTCTTCTCTGGCCTCTTGTCGTAACTGTTCTCCATATATAACTTGGCCAGCTTGTTCCTTAGCATTAGTCTCCATAATCATAGCATCCTGACCTGCCTGCTCTTGCTTACGCTTGGCTTCGGCAACCCTTCTATGGTAACTACGTAATTCTTGTAATGCTTCTTCATCTGTAGCCCGGCCTACAAGTACAGCAGCAGTCTGAGGATCAACCAAACCAAACTGTAGCCATTGTAATGTACGCTGATCGACATATAAACGCTCGGTATCCGGATCCACGCTTCTTACTAAGGCTGTTCTGAATTGCTCAGGCCTCATATCCTTAGATAATTTTAGAACTTCCGCAGAATCTTCACCAACAGCATCTACTAATGAAGCATCGCTGTCAATATAATATCTCTTACCTGAGGTGGCAATATTCTGATAACACCCATTAAATATGGTGCCTATAGCCCCATAAAACGGTTCCTGCATTATAGTACCGCGCTGGATAGCAAGTTGCATAACTCCCACCAGCTGGTCCGGATTCTGATTACCCTTCAGGCCCTCATTAACTCCACTTATTTGTTCGATACCCAATCTGAAATTCTCTATAAGATTAGAGAAAACAAGGGTACTTTCTTTTATTCCTGCATCGTATCTACCAACAGCGTTACTAACGCCGCGAGCTTTGCCATGTACGCCTAAGGGATCTCCACGCTTTATTTTAATAGCAACCTCATCTTCACCCACATTGCCGAATAAGTCTTTATCAAATATTACACCAGCTCCACCGGCATTGTTAATTTGATTCTCCATTACAGACATGAACCTGTTAATCATCCTCTGTGGATTGATAACCACATCAACCGGAGCCATGGCTTCACCGTCCATATAGGACCAGGTACCACACTTATAAGGCGGCTCCATATTTGTCGGAGTATATAAATCAGGCTCTTGATATGGAAGCATTCCATGATCTAGCACTACATCTGTAGTGCCTTTTGAAGGATCATTCTTGCCAGTAGATAATAATTCATATGGTATAAATTTACAGTATCTCCACAAATCTACCTGGAGATCCCTGGTAATTTTTCCTCTTAATACTTTTTTCTGGTATTCGTTTAGTTGCGCTACCGGCACAAGATCATCCTTGGTATATCTTGGCTTGGTTTCGTTGCCATAGGCATAATTAATACGCTCCAGCAATCTTTGTCCAAACTGATCTGTTACATATCCAAAAGTATCAACCAGGGTGTCGCGCCAGGTTGAAGTGTATACAGGAACACGATAACGAACATCATATGGCTGGCCGGCGCTTTGTGTGCCCACGATCTGCGATACATATTCTTCAATTGATTCTCTTTCTAGTTGAGATATATTCTGATGACGTTCAAATACATCAGTGGCCATGGCATAATCAAACTCATAATAAAACTCTGCGTCAGAAAGATCTTCCTCAAGAGCCCCACGATCCCATCCGAACCTATCAACAGGCACTCTACGGAACTGCCATTCACCATTATGCGGAAAAGGGAATATCACACCAACACCACCGCAAGAAATATCTATAGCCAATTGTTTTTTAAATCTATCTAATCTGGAAGTCTTTGCTACATACCTCAATAACCTGTTCATTGCGATGACAAAACTATCAACATACGTATTTTCAAAACGCATTGCGATATCATCATCATCCTCGCCAGTTAGCATTCCAGACTCTTTCATGTAATCACCAAAACCTGGTGCTATCTTGGCCGCATCTCCATATACTTGCAGCCTGGCAAGTGATTTGTCTCTTCGGCTTTTAGCCATGGGTGAAATAGCTTTTACCTTTATGTCAAAAGTCATGCGCTCGGCATTACCTCGGTATTGCTCAACCATGGGCTGAATGAAATTCCTGGTTACTTTAATCCGGTTACGGTCCTGTCCGCTCTCATCTTTGAAGAAAGCTTCTGTATCTTCCTTGTTGATCCACTGACGATTCTTATAGAAACTAAGATTCCTGTAATACTTATAAATATGTTCCTGCTGTTTGTAGCCCAGGCCCTCGCCTATCACCCAGCGCCCATAATCCACATGATATTGACGACCTTTTTCTAATTCGGATGTCTCAATACGATTAGGTTTATTTTGCCGTGTTTGAATTATTTGTAACATGACTTTTATATATTATATATTATTTGTTTAAAGTCGTATAAAAATCTCTACTGAAGCCCATGCCCTGCTCTATTTCGTCCTCGCCTCTAGTAGTTACGCCGAACCCTTCCTCTAACTTAGATATGAGTGAAGGGAGTTCTACGGCTATTATTTTTGTAGTATCTACATATTTCTTACGATCCACATTATTATCTTCATCCTTGTAATCATCTATATTACACAGGTTTGTGTAATTTTTTAATATGGTCTCAATCATTATCCTGCCCTGCATACGAGCATCTGGCTCAAACCTGGACATCCGCTCAATAGCTACTGCAAACTTCTCTGGAAATTTCAAAACTAAAATGTCGTCCTTCGAAGCCTTGCTAGGAGTAAAGTTAGACAAGTGGAGCGCTTTGACGACTCTCTCCATGTCATTTTTGATATCAATAATATCAGAAGTGGGGTTAGCATAATACCATACAAATATCAATTCAGTAGCCGACAATGTTTCAAACTCAGGGATCCTTTTAAGCTCAGGATAATGACTCCTATAGTCTTCCGGCCTAACTTTGTACGGATCGAAAATTTTGCTCTTCCTCATTTTCACGCATGTTTTTTTGTTTCCTTACGGGTACTCGAATTAAATTATACTCCGAATCTCGCACTAATTCATATCTTATTTTAGCAGTTCCAGAACTTGTGCCTATTCTATACGTCGGCATATGGCTACAAGCCAATCTGGCAATGTACGCATATGTTAAAGAGTACAAAGCATCATCATAATGCAATACCTTATTAATAGCTCCCCAGGACTCTTTTCCGGTTTTGGGATTCATTTCATATGCAAAGGTAGTCAATTGATCGAAATAAACCGAAATATAAATATTCTGATGATAATTTCTAATTACTTCTGTCATATATTCAATGATACCATCTGCTCGCAAACCCTTGTTATCAATGCCTATCTCCCTGGTACCGCCAGTAACTTTAGCCGGCAACTGAGCAGTAAATATTAATGAATTAAGAAAGCCTTTTGCCTCTTTATAGTCACAATAGTTAGTTCCAATGTTTGCCTCAACCAGCTCTTTTACGCCAGCTTTAACCGGATTCTCCACATCATAATATAATCCCAGGCAAAGAGTTTGAAGGAAAACATATTTATGAGCATGCGATTTCCTGAAGTTCATTAGTGCTGATACAGTCTTAAGCTCGTCATCCCATATAGTACTTGATTGTTTTGAATGTCCTGTTTCTGTGGCAATCGGGTCTGTGCCCTGCCAATACCGGTTCACCCAACCCTTCTCAGGCTTCTGAAATATCATTGTTGTACCCTTTTCTTTAATATCATCTTCATCCAACGGAACAAATAGGGCATCAACTATCCGATATGGAACATCACTCTCTGGCGGCATGGGATCCGAATAATCATATACCGGCTCAAAATAGCCTACCACTGGCCGCATCCTGGGACCTACTGATCTGCATCTATCTAATCCGCCTTCGATTATATTCCTGGAAACCAGAGTACTGGTACCTGTTAGGAACATATCCTTGAATGTGGTTGGATAGTGTTGGTGGAACTGTACTTTTGAAGCCTCCAGGTCAATATCTTTCTCTACGGCCCTGGCACCATAATACCAGGCTTTCTCTTTCTCATATTCTTCCTTGCTCAAGCGCGTATGCCAGCTGAAGAACAGCGGAACAAATCCACTTTCAAACTGCTTAGCATCCCATAAACCCAGGATTTTGTACCATTCTTTCTCATAAGAACCTTTCCCTTTGTCCATTTCTCCTCCGGTTCCCCACATCCAGACCTGGCGTCTAAGCGCAAACTTACCGGTAATTGGATCATTCCAGAACATGGTTGGACGGCCTTCATTCAACATGGCCCCCAGGATACCGATGTTTCCGATTTCATCTATCAGAACCAGCTGCGGGGATCCTCCGTTAATGGCCGTCTTCTTTGGCGCCACTACGTCAATCCTGCTATCCGGATATCCTTTTTTACCTTTACCTGGCTTATCCGATAGCCAGAACCTGGTACCGGAGTCACTCCTTACTGGCGGCTGAAGCCACCTGGTCAGGGCCCCGAATGGGTATTTGATTTTATCATTGAAGATTTCTTCGGTAGTATCTCTATCCTCAGCAATAAACTTTATATAATAGTTATTATTAACAAGTAGCATCTTTAAAGCAACGATGCCCATGGCAGAAGTAAATCCAATCTGCCGGCCTTTTCCACCAATCACATTATACCTACAATCAAATAAATAGAAAATAACCGCATGATGCTCCTTAGCCCGGTAAGCCAAACTACCGGAGATCATATCCCCCTCCTTCAATTCTCCATACTTATTAGCAAAATATAGAGTATTTTCCTTTATTCTATTAAGCTCCCTGGACACAAACTCTCGCTTAGCGTCATCAGTTCGATAGTCTACAATGGTATCTTTATCTTGTAACCAGTTGTATGCCTGTGCTTTATATCTCTCAAATTTACTATACCTGGTTTTTTGTGGGAATGGAAAGAACACAATAGAATTTATCCAGTCTATAAAATCCTGCTTGTGATATATATTACTTTCCGGAAGCCAGTCGTCTTTCTGAATATGATCTTTGAACACGGCAAACTGTGAAGGATTATGAAATGGATCGTTTACCCAGCGTTCGGCGCTTTTCTTTTTGAGAATAAGCTGACTAGGGGTATGGTGCTCGTCTGGAACACCATCCTTTATATAACCTTCTCGGCGCAGTAGTTCTATCTGCTGCAGGTTAAGTAATCCTTTTTCGTATTGTTTGTAGAGGTATTCAAGATATCGCTTCTTTGATGCCCCAATCTCCTGTGCCAACGTTATCTTATTATACCGCGTTCCTGTTGAAACTTTATTCTCTCTAAAGTCTCTTCAAGGAAGACGATTTTCGACTTCAATTTTCGTATGTATTTTAAACCGGCCTGGACCGCATTGCGGTTGCCTGGTTCTGTTTGTATTTTTGCCATAGATTCCGGAAGGGTGGAAAAAGCATCTACGCCAATATCATCTGCAGGTATATTACCTACACATAAATCCACTATTTCGTTGAGATAATTTAATACCTCTACAGTTTCCTTCGTTTTAGCCATTACTTAATCTTGACGGTGAATTGAATTTCGGAGGCTGAATTAAAGAAAAATAATTTTCCATACCCTTGTCATACGCCTGCCCTCTAATCTTTCTACGATGAGCTGTCATTATTTCTCGCATGCTCGGAGTATTATTATTTACATCATTCCTTAAAACAAAAGCTTCCTGGTAAACAGGTTCCGGATCCGGCAACGGCAACTCTGGCTCAAGCATAGTATTATGACCAGGAACATTATGTGGTTCGTAATATGGTATTTTATCCACAGATCCTGTCAGTATTAAACGCTCAATAACTATCGCCGAAATGGATGTACCTCTTGCATCTGCCTCTTCTTTCAAAGGATATGCAATCGTATTAGGTATACGCACGGATATTTTAGTTGTTTCCATATTCAGTATAAAGGTACAAAAAATAAATTACACTACCAAAACTATTTGTCGGACAAACTAAAAAAGTGTAGGACAACTCTCTGTAAACCCCATGGAATGTTGTCGGACAGAGTGTCGGACAAATTGAAAATAATCCAAAAATCTCTTCCCCTCGCGCGCAATATATTGGGTAAAGTGAAAAATAATAATAAAAATAACGCCTGTTCAATTGTGTTTACATACGAGCGAAGCGAGTATGTAAACAGCTGTAGGGAGCGAAGCGACCGGAGGCGTTATAGTATTTCTTATATACGAAGTATATTCAAACAGTCTTCCGCGCGGAAGCAAGTGCGCGCGCGTACGCGAGGGAAAAATAAAATTTAAATGCACTTGTGTATGTCATTTTTTAAGTTTACCTTTGTACCGTAAAGTCTACACACATGAAAAAAACACCATTTGATTTGAAGCTGTACAATGAGATGTACCAGCTTTTTAAGATTGCTAACGATCAAGGTACCAATATCCCAGCAGAAGGTTTACGGGACCACTTTGAAATACCAGACCGAGTAGCAAGGTATTACCACTTCATGATCCGAAACAGCGACAAGGTAAAGAATAACATCTTATACCCAGCTGAAAGCAGATTAATAATTCCAGACATTCATGCTCCATTTGTCAGAAAAGGTTTTCTTGAACATTGCATTGAAGCATACCACAGATTCAATTGCACGAAAGTAACTTTCTTGGGAGACGTAATTGATAACCACTTCCCTTCAAACTACAGTGTGGATCCAGATGGAATGTCAGCAAAAGCTGAAACAGATCTTGCTATTGAAGTTTTACAGCCTTGGTATAACGCCTTTCCGAAAGCAGAAGTATGTATAGGAAATCATGACGCCAGGATCCACAGACAGGCATTCGATGCAGGCATTTCCAAGATGTGGATAAAGGATTATTCAGAAGTTATTAACACTCCTGGTTGGATCTGGGATGAGTTCTTTGACCATTATGATGTAAGATATACCCATGGAGACGGGCCTGGTGGAGGACTCAATGGAGCATACAATCGCATGATGAACTGGCGCTTTTCCGTGGTACAGGGTCATTGGCATACCAGTTCATACACTCGCTGGAGTGTATCTGAGATTGATAGACGATATGGATTCCAACTTGGATGCGGTATCGACCACGAAGCATATGCCATGGCTTATGGAAAGAAGTCAATGAGAAAGATGGTTATCGAATGCGGCGTCATACTTGACGACGGACGTATCCCAATTCATTTACCAATGTATCTTTAAACCAATTAGTTATGGAAACAATATTATATTTTGTATGGACACTTGCCGTTTCAATTATAGTGGCCCTTGTAGGGGGTCTAGGCGATGTAGTAGCAATCAGATTCCTCAATAAAACATTAACCAGGGCAAAGAAGTGGATCTGGAACATTGTTGAAATGTTTATTGTATTTGGATTTATCGCAGCTCTAGGGGCAGATAAAGGATTCCACTGGTTCCATATCGTAATCGCTTGTGCTAATTCTTGGTTTATTTGGCGAATTATACACGATGGCGTTATTGGCCTGGGCCTTAAAGGTGACTTCCTATACCTGGGCAAAGGTGCCTGGGACAGTAAGATGCTGGCTACATACCAGAACAGTAAGTGGTTATACTTCATTTTAAATAAATGCTTTCCATTTGGATTACTCATCGCATGGTTCTTTAACTATTAAGTATGCAAGTATTTAAAATTAAGACTATCCCATTTCCTGGTTTTATAACCATTATAGCCGGTCATTATTCTGAGGCGGTAAAAAATCTTAGTGATAGAGGATTCGATTCTGCAGAAATTATTGAACCTGGAGACCACGCCGTAACTATTGTCAATAAAACAGACAAAGGACGATCTATTGCAATAGTTTTTTTAACCGGCGCTACGGATTCAATTATTTGGCACGAATGTTTACACGCGTCTTGGTTCGTTATAGATACTTTTGAAATTAAAATTGATGTTGAGAACCATGAAATTTTAGCTTATATGCAGGGATATTTGTATGAACAGCTTAAAAAAAGATTAAAAATATAGGAATTCGCTTGCACAGGTCATTTTTTTAAGTTATTTTTGTACTGAATATTGCAGGGTGACTGGAGATGGTCCCAGGCAGGGCTCATAACCCTGAGACGCTCGTTCGAGTCGAGCCCCTGCCACTTTGATTTTGTTGATGCGTAAAGGAAGCTATTTTGGACCGCGACTCGTTATCGCGCATCTCCACGAAAAGTCCAACCGGCAGTTATATCCAGCAATGGTGACGTCAGTTCGGCTCTGGCCTTGGGGGATGTCTAAACTACCGACAGAAGGCTCACTTTGAGGAAAGTGTAAGTCCGTCGGTTATGGTTTAGACTTCCTCCCCCCTTGTAACTTGGGAGTAAGTTACCATGAAGTAAGATATGGGGATGAATGTTTTGACAGGTAGTAAGTACAATACGAAGAGAGATCAAAAGCCCAATAACTGGCGAAAAAGTTATAGCACTTCCGGATAGGTGGCTCAAGGTAGCAGCCTAACACGGAGCCTGGGGCGCTTCCGCTTTACCCCTCTTCGGAGGGCCGGGAGCGTTTCCCCAGGTTTGTTTCTAAATCTATACAAAAATGTATATAAAATGAAAAAAACAATCTTAGCTTTCCAGACGCGGATGCGTTTAATTACTTCTTTCCTAAATGGCGTTGATATCAATGCCGGTAAGATTAAAGACTACCAGACTTTAGGTAAAGAAGGCCTTGCTCTGTTTGAAGGGTTTATAGCTCAAACTAATGATGAGGAAGGATTCAAAAAGTTATCTCCTATTGAGCAGCAAACAGTTATGGCCAATAGACGTAATTACTCAGAAATGCTTTCCGAGCTGCAGCAAGAAATTCAATACCTTATGAATACCCGCCAGCCGCTGGCCGTCCAGGACTGCCTGCTTCATGCTACAACTGTTAACATGCTGCTAGATAAGCTTGTGGATATGCTTGGAGGACCGGATGGTAAACTCAAATTCCCGTCATTAAAATATGTTCGTGAAAAAGGTTGGGAGAAAACAAAATACAGTGACAAGCTATATAACTTGGCCACCGAGATCGATCTTCTTGTTGAAGATTTTGGAGATTTTACAGATGAGTTACCATCCTCTAAAGCAACGACTAGAGCAGTACTAAATCAAATTTATACATCCCTGGTCCAATCGCTGGCATGGCTGAACAGCGAGTATGAGAGATTTGAAAAGGACGGGATGCCAGAAGCGAGAGAGTTTAAATTACCGGAAATAGCTGTGCCCAAAGTACCACAAGAAGAAGAGGGCGAAAAGGATCGGCCTGAAGATAATAAATAATTCTCTCGCTTATTTAAAAAAATAATAATGAAATTCAACAAAAGACTTTACAAATGTTTATGGAGGGATAAGGTTGACCTACTGTTCTGGCTGGCAATAATTTTCTTCTTCGTGTATTCACAGGTAGATAATCATGATGTAAGCGGAGTGCTTGTCGTAGTAGCCTTTTACATATACAACGTTATGATCCGGCTCAATCATTATTGGCAGGACCGGGCCAAGATGTTCAAGTATCTACAGAGTAGGGGCATAAATGTTAATGTGATTCTTGACCAGGAAGACTTATGAGATTCTACACAACACCGTGGTTACCGCCTCTTTGCTGGGGATATATAGCCATAACCTTATGGCCGTTCGGAATTTTTGTTAAAAGTGACAAGGATTTGAGTGGAGATGTTCGCAGGCATGAAGCAATTCATTGGGAGCAGCAAAAAGAAATGTTAGGTATTTTCTTCTATGCTGTATACATAGCCGAATACTTGGTTAGGCTGTTGCTATATTTGAATCACTGGGACGCTTATAATGGTATTAGTTTTGAACTTGAAGCCAATTACTATGAAGAGGATCCAGGATATTTACTGGAAAGAAAACATTTTAGCTGGTGCAAATGGATATGATAAAATGTTCTGTATGCCATAAGCCGGCTTATAATATACGTCTAATTAGGTGTAAAGGATATTTTTGTTTACCAAATAGTACAAAGCCGTACCGATGCGAGTGCGGCAGTTTATCGTTCGTAAAAATAAAATAATATGCCAGAAGGTTACATTAAAATGCGGAACAAGTTTATCAGTGAAGGATATACCCGCAAAGAGGCCGAAGCGAAAGCTGCAAAGATCTGGAATTCAAAACATCCAGACAATCCCGTTGGCCGGGGTAGAGACTAAATTTTTCGTTAAATTAATTTATATGGAAGTATTAAAACTGAAAGACCTCTCATATGAGGCAATATGCGCTATTATTGCTCAGGTTATACATGCAGCCAACAGGCAGTATGTAGAAGCAATTGGAGGAAGGGCTGTTAACCCAACATGGGAACAACTTCCTGAAGTGCAGAAACAAATCCTGATTAAGGCTATATGTGAAACTATTATTAACCCTAAAACACCAGAAGCTTCGCATGATGCGTGGTGCGAGGCCAGGAAGGCACAAGGATATACAAAAGATGTGCGCATAGATCATATCAGAAAGACGCACACTAACCTGGTTCCATTCCGCGAACTTCCTTTTGAAGAGCAGCTTAAAGATGCTTTATTCCTGGGGATCACCAGCATTTTCGCCAGCGCCATAGGCTTGTGTGGATCTACTCCGGAATCTGAAAGCAAGTTTATCGATGAAGATCTTGATGAACCTTTTGAGGGATATGACGAAGCTGCTAGGGCCGTAGTAGAGGCCGCAGTAGAGGCTATGGATAAGTTTTCTAATTCGCATCCTGCAACTGAGGAAGATTCATACATAAACCAGGCAGGGGAACCCATGAGTGGGACTGATGAACCAGGACCAGAACCAGAGAAACCTCTACCAAGAGCAAAACCAAAGAAGAAAAAGAAGCGGGCTAAGGTGGCAAAACCTAGTGACGAAGATTAATTAAAAATCCGTTGGATGGTAATGAAGCCGGGCCAGGACCTGAGGGTTACAAACGGGCCTTAAGATTCTTCTCTCTATCCAACGGTTACTTTACAACCATGAATAGATACTCAAACTTATCACCAGAAGCTAGATTAGAGTTTTGCAGGCAAGGACATTGCTTGACCAGCTCCAGCTTACGTCGTCCTAATAGCGGCTGTACGTTCATACGTCGCGATATAGGAGGTGATATTGTATTTGTTTCCATAGTTAAACCAGAACATAGACCGTGGTCCCATGCATGAAATAAAATTGTGTAGGGGCCATGGATGCTCCGTAGCTGATGGTTGTGCCTGGTTTCAAGACAAGCCAACACACATATACCAGAATTTCTTTGATAAGACTCCTGGGGTGGATGAGACCTGTACGCACTTCCTACCATGTAAGATTTAAGGCTATGACCTTAATAGTACTCTCCTTATTTAAGGTTTAAGCCTTAAAGTAAAATAAAAAAGCCCGACTGTTATGCCGGGCTTTTTTTGATTTTTACATTCATCCAATTAAAATGGACAATGGCCGTTTCCTTTTCTGGAGTTTTCTGCCAGGGTAAGTACTTGAATGTTATCGTAAGTGTACCCTAACCATGGCTTTATCCTATCTATGCTGGCCGAGTTAGGGTCCTTTCCCTTCAACTCCATGTAACCAGTCTCTTCACAAAAAAGCATGAACTCATCAAACGATAGCGCAAACATGTGGCCTCTACGTCGTGCATTGTTGCGTAACGCATTGAAGTAGTACATAGCCGGCTGTCGTTTAGAGTATGCCCTGGACCGGCATTTATAACAAAGCTTCCTATTAGGAGCATTGTCGTTCTTACATCCCGGTGTGGCGCAGCTCATGTTTCTATTTGTGGTATTGGCTTAATGCGCTTGGCGGTCCAATACAGAATTCTATTTCCCTGTCTTACACCAAGATATATAACATAATCGCCTGTTTTGAGTTGGGACAATTGAACGCATATATAACTTTCCGCTCCGTCCTGGTCTATGCCCTTAAAACAAAATGATCCATTACCTGATGGGCCTCTTTCTGTAAGATAAAGTACATACCCCTGACCATCAGATTGCAAAAGAGGTAAATCAAGGTTTTGTTTATTGTCGCCAACGGTTATTGTTCCATAATCTCCTGTCTCTTCTTTAGGAGTAATGGTTAGCACATACGGCGCCAATTCGTCATTTTCCATTAAAGATTCGTCTTGCGAATCATGCACACAGAAATGGGTAACTGTCCACCTGGTAGTATTTTCATTCTGTGCAATCGCGCCGGTAAATGTAAGGGCGAGAATCATTCCTAAAATTAATACTGTTTTTCTCATGTTAATAAGTCGTTAATTTTGATTTCCAGTTCGTCTAATTGGAGATCGATTTTTCGTAATTCGTAAAACATTGT